ATTCTAGTGGTAAAGCGTTGCACATTACGCGTCTTGAATTGAACGAAGCTATTCATAACGCTCACAAAGAATGGAAGGGTACTTTCCCTTTCCATGTGAACGGTGACTTCCCAGTTACCAAATATGATAAGCAAGTTGTCATCAATCAAGATGTACATCCCAAATCACCACTCAATTTTCTTCCTTTAGGTAGTAATGTCGAGTATGTGGGACAAAACAACCAACGTGCTACTCATACTAAGAGTTCTGTTATTCCAACCCCTATTTCTGATATTGTTGAAGAAGTAACTGGAGTAGCCAATGATTTCGGACCACCGAAATTTCACTCTTGGAAAATGTGGCAAGAATCTTTAACGCACTCTGCCAATCCAAGTGCTGGTGTTGAACCATCGCTTGTCGATAGTGCTGTACAAGATTATTGCAATGGACTAACTGAAGTCCTTCTCCATGAAGACTTTAAGGATATGGTATTCAAAGAATTGAAACCTCTTAACGACATGCAATCATTGTGTGGAGTTGATGGTAAGAGATTTATTGATGCTATTCCCAAAGGTACTTCTAAAGGCTTTCCTCTTTCTGGCCCCAAAAGCGATTGTATTCGCTTGCTAGATCCTGAGGACTATCCCGACCATATGTGTCCCGCTGAATGCGATGAGGAAATTATGGAAGAGTTTAGGAATATGGAAAACTTGCTTGCCAAAGGTGAGCGTTGTTATGCTATTTTCAAAGCCTGTGTGAAGGATGAGCCTACTAAGAAAGGCAAGGAAAAAGTACGTGTGTTTCAAGCATGCGAATTTGCTTTCCAATTGCTAATCCGTAAATACTTCCTCCCTATCGCTCGTATCATGTCGATTTTTCCCTTGGTATCCGAGTGTGCTGTAGGAGTAAATGCTCAAGGTCCAGAATGGGACCAACTCGCTAAGCATATGTTAAAATTCGGTTCCGATCGAGTTTTTGCTGGAGATTACAGTAAGTATGATTTAAGGATGCCTGCATCGCTTATTCTTGCTGCTTTCAAATGCATGATCAACATTGCTGAAGAGTGCGGAGATTATGCCGCTCCTGAACTATTTGTTATGAAAGGAATTGCCACAGAAATTGCGTTCGCGTGTGTTTCTTACAATGGTGATATCATTATTCATCGTGGATCTAATCCATCAGGACAAAATCTCACTGTATACATTAACTGTATTGTCAATTCATTGTTAATGCGCTCTGCGTATTTCCATATGTGGCCTGCCGAACTCGGCCCCCCTCAACCTTTCCGTAGAAATGGTTCAATGATGACATATGGTGATGATGTATCTGGTTCTATCCGTAAGGGATTTGACTGGTTCAATCATATCTCTTTTGCTCAATTCTTGGCAGAACGTGACATGGTCTTCACGATGCCTGATAAAGAATCTGAACCAACACCTTATATGAATGATAGAGATGTCGACTTCTTGAAGCG